TTCAAACACTCGGGCGATTAGCGCAGCGGTAGCGCAGCTGCTTTACACGCAGTTGGTCGTTGGTTCGAATCCGACATTGCCCATAGACCCCCCCTAACCTAAAATGACCTTTGATTTCCCAGATCGCCCGAAAAAAATCGCGGCAAATTTTTGACCTCTTAAGATTTTTTACGCAAGTATAAAAACATTCTTAAGATCACTTGAAATGTGTGGAATCCCAGATAATATAGTATGGTAAACCACCTCAGAGAGCGAATGACCCTCCCAGCACACGGCAAGAAACTTTCTCAGCAAGAATCCGAAAGCATTAAAATTGCAATAGAGCAAGCGGGCATCCGAGCAGTGCATCCCGACCGTATGGAAGCATATGGAATGGAGTTAGTGGAGCGTCTTAAGAAACAAGAATAAATAAATCACAGTCCTTAATTTAAGTAAATGTTAGTTGATGGTATTGTAAATGAGCAAAATGCAAATTTTGCAGGAAAGGACGGATTCTTCTGGTGGGTTGGTGAAGTAGAAGACCACGAAGATCCACTAGAATTGGGTCGTGTAAAAGCGAGAATCCTTAATTACTATACCAATCCAAACGGTGAATCTGCTCAAAAGTTGCCTACGGAAAATCTTCCTTGGGCAACTGTTTTGCAAGGTACTGATCAGGCAGGTAATGACGGTCAGGGGGAATCTTCTGGTCAGTTACAACCTGGCGCTATCGTCATGGGTTTCTTCATGGATGGCGAAACTGCACAAATGCCCGTTGTAATGGGTGTTTTGCGTATGGAGAAAAACCAGACTGGTACTGAAAACGAGTATACCATGACTGGTGAGCAAATCCCTAAGGGATTGGGTGCAAATGCATCAAATCTACCCCCTGGTGAAGCAAATACTACATCGGGTAAGAAAGCACCTGGAGGCACTGGTAATAATAGTGTCCCCATCTCTGGAGGAACTCAAACTACTCCATCTTCAAATGGCAATTCACCTAAAAACGTTGGTAATGCTAGTGGTGTATCAGGATCCTCTACAAACACCCAAAAACCGACTACACCATCAGAGCCAATCCCTGCTGCACAAGGTACGGGTGGTCCTTGGAAGATGTTGTCGCAATCTCTCACCTATTTGGTTGAAGACTTAATTGCCAGTGCTAGCAATCTTGTTAGTGGCGGCGGAGAAGGCAATTTTGTCGATGTTATCAATGGAAAGGTAGTTAGTGCTAGAGAATTGCTGGCAAAGGTGAAAAACTTCCTGAGTGCGGTATTTGCACAGGTTGTTTCTGCTATGCGTCAGGCATTGAGTGACCTTTTGGAGCCCCTAGAGTCTGCTGCAGCAGCAATTACAGCACAGTTGGGTCTTCCTGGCGGCACAATGGCAGCGATTCAAGGTTTAATTACTGCACTTTTGTCTCTAATTTGTGATCTGGACTCCAATATCATTTCTTTCATCCAGGCTCCTATTGCTACTATCACCAACATTCTTGAAGGAATTGTTAGTGGTGCTCTTAGTAAGGCACAGGCAGCAGTACAGGGCGTTGATGCACTGGTTGAAGGTATCATTTGTGGTGTTGATGGTCTTCTCTCTACGATTCAAGGTGTTTTGAGTGCAGTCCAAGGAATCATTTCGGGTGTAGGACAAGCAACTGAGCTTTTGGATACTTTCAAGGAAGGTAAGAAAGTATTTGACGATGCTCAGAATATCGTAAAGAATGGTTTTAACTTTACTAATCTTGTTAGTATTCTGACCTTCCTATTTGACCTTCTAGGATCATTCTTATCTTGCGATAGAGAAGCAACTGGCGGTGAAGATGATATTGGTTGGTATCCTTTCTTTGGCACCACTGGTTGTACTCCTTCGGCTCTTTCTGCTACCCCTGCTGGTCCTGAATATGGACAATGTGGAGGTGGCGGTGGTGCAGGTGGATTCTTCGATTCATTCTTTGCTGAAGCAGATCCATACGTTACTGCTGCTAAAACTTTCGTTAACGGTGCATTTACTCAACAACTTGGCACTCCTGGTAGACAAGCAACGATTACAAAGGAAGCGTCTGGTCGCACCAAAATGTCTATCAAAGCAAATAACCAGGCACTTGCAGAGCATAAAGCAAGAAAAGAGATTAGGACACAGAATCCTAATTTGACTGACGCTCAAGTAGAGCAACAAGTGCAGTCTTACGTACAAAGTCAGACTAGCAGTGGAAGTGGCACTGAGAATCAGCAGGCAGATCAGGGTAATTTTGTTGCAGACCACGAATCCTTCCCTGGAAACTATACCAGTGAGGTCCATGGTGATGATTGTAAGTTAGTTGATGGTGATCTTTGCCGCACTATTAGTGGTGATTATCGCCTCAAGATTACAGGTGATTGTCACATTGAAGTTGGCGGTGGTTACTTCCTGAATGCTCAGGGTGCTCCTAAGCAAGTTGATAATAAAGGCGAAGATAAAGCTAATAACAATAAGGTCCAGAAGCATACTATGACCTTTGGATCTGACCTTGATATTATGGTCACTGGCGCAAACATGAAAGTTAATGCCATTGAGATGGAGCTCGGTTGTAGAGAATTGAAGAGTGCTGGATCTACATGGAGCGATGCATTCAAATCTAAGACATTCTCTGGTGGTGACTTCTTCATTAATACTGGCAACCTTACCTGCAACAACGTTACTCAGGTACACAACGTTGGCACACTTTCTCCAACACCTTTGGCATCGGTAACATATGCTGTAGGCGGACCATTTACTGTTGTCTGCACTCCTGGCACTGTGCCAACACCTCCCATCACATTTACAACTCCTGGTCCATTCCTAGTGACTTGTGCAGCAGGTGGTTGTACATTTACTGTTGGTGCTGGTGCATTTGTTGCAGCAGTTGCGGCAGGTGCTATTTCTCTGGATGCAGGTGCAGCAGTTTCTATTAAAGCAGCTGCCGCAATTTCTATTGCTGCTGCAGCGGCATGTGACATCAAGGCATCAATCATCAACCTCAACTAATGGTTGACACTTCTGCATATATACCTTATAATATGCAGGTAAGCGACAGGAACAATGATTGGACCTATTGGGGTTACTGAAAAACAAGCAGAAGACAATCTAGAGTTTATGCTTGAGTTGACTGAAAATCAACGTGTTTGCTGGAAAATTACCCGTCCTGATGGAGCATCTGTCATGATGGTACCTGTCAACGAAATTCCACCAGTATCTGAAGAGATACAAAAACAAGTGGACGATTTCAAACGTCAATTTATGGAGGAAAATCTTGCGTCCTGAAACTCGTAAGTCGATGGAAATGTTATTTTCCGCCAAATGGAACTTGCCAAAAGCGGCAACTCATGCTAATCTTACTAACAAGGAAATGAAAATCACCTTCAACGAGTATTGTGCTTTTCATCCTCCTACTTATGGGACGGTGGTGGAATCGGTAGACACATCAGACTTAAAATCTGCTGAGGATTAACCCTCGTGAGAGTTCAAGTCTCTCTCGTCCTATTGCCCTATAAGCATTGTGGTGATGCAGCAGTTTTGTAAACTGCAGAGAACAGTTCAATTCTGTTATGGGGCTTTGGTAGTCCTTAGCGATTAACTAAGTAGACGCCAACTTCGACTACGGGTGTCGTCCGTAGAGTCGTAGGAAATAGGGGTCCAAACTCTATTCCAAATCAGGGGTTCGGCTATACCTCTTTAACAAAATGGCCGCCAGGGGAATTAGCTCAGTTGGTAGAGCGCCTGCTTTGCAAGCAGGATGTCAGCGGTTCGAGTCCGCTATTCTCCATTCGCTATTTGCGAATAGCGAATATTCCTCTATAGCTCAGTCGGTAGAGCGTTTGACTGTTAATCAAAATGTCCCTGGTTCGAGCCCAGGTGGAGGAGTCGGGGGAATATTAAAGGTCTGTGAATAGAAACAGCGCCCCCAACCCAAACTCTATAGATAGTTATGGAACACTTTAACGACAAACTACAAGCAAAGATTGACGAATTTGTCAGCATTGCTAAAGGTGAAACATCGACACTTTCAGAGCAGCGTATGCAAATCTGTAAACCGTGTCAATTTTATAGTCGTTGGGGCAGATGCGCTCGTTGTGGGTGTGTACTTGCCGTAAAAACAAGAGTTCCTAGCATGAAGTGTCCTATAGGAAAATGGTAAAATGGGAATGTTTGACCGCATACACTGCTCTTATGATTTAGGTCCTGGTTTTTATAACAGGACATTGCAAACTAAAAGCATGGAATGTATGATGGGCGAATATTGGTTAGACCCTATTGGCAATTTATGGGATATAGATTATACTGGCACACATGACTTCGTAGAGATTCCTGAAGATGAAATAATTTCACCTTGGGATGCTTTTAAATCAGTACCTAATGGTAATCGTGGTAGAGTAAAACCATATTGTTTTACAGGTACTATTGAAGTCTATCCTGAAAGATGGGATTGTCATTATGCAGCATATCCACGTCAAAAAATAACCTTTGTTTGGGGTCAGTTATGTACGAAGAATTGAATTGTTTTGAGGAAGCACTCAAACATTTTGGCACCAGAGTTGATGTAATCATCGCTATGGAAATGAGGAGATCGATTACCCCAGAGGAATCGTATCAACAGATTAAGGCAGAGTTGAAAGAACTCAAAAAGTGTCGTAAACTATTCAACAGAGAAGGAGGTTGCAATGACCACTAGAGAATTTATTGACAAGAATGGAAATTCATGGACTTGGGAAGAAACGCCCGAGACTATGGAGGCACTGAAAAAGTTGCATGGTGCTGTAGAAAAGACAAATGCCAAACTATTCAAAAAACCCCAACTCCCCAATGTCTGACATCATCTCCGATTACTGGACACACATTCCCCCTATTGAAGGACGCCCGACCATGAAAGATGAAACTGAGTATTGGGAGAAAGAGTATGCAAGACAGCGCAAAGATCGTATGCAAGATGCTATCGACGATTACCTCCAAGATGAGAAAGTCGATGCACGACGAGCGTATGAGGAGATTCTATCTTGTATCGATGATGTGATCAATTATCACAAAAAAGAATATGAAAAAGCAGTCGAACTCAAATCCCTCATGCTCGGACACAGAGAATGCGACCTCATTGCATGTGCAGATTCCTTCGCATCTGCAGAGTGAGTGGGAAGATTATCTCGCTGTGTGTGAATCTCTTGAAGTAGAACCAAACGCAAAGCGATTTATCAGGTACAATGAATTATACCCCTTATAAATAAACCTGTAGCCAATAGTGTGATTATTCGTGGGAACAAGAAAGATTTCTCAGTTAGAAACAATTTCGGATGCGAATCTATCGGGAGAAGCAATTCTCCCTGTTGTCGTATCTGATCCTTTGATTCCTAACCGTAAAGCAAAGATCAACCAACTCTTCAAAGGAGTTGCTCAGGGCACTAAAGATGAGCCTGGACTTTGTTTTGACTTGGATCGTGATACTGGTCTATATCAAAATGCATATAACCAGTTAGGTGTTTCTTTCGGTGATGGTGGTTTCTACTACACTAGAATTGCAAACAGTAGCACATCAAGCTCTTTATACATTACTGCTGTTGATGATACTGCTGTTAATGCTGACCTAGTATTCTCACCTAAAGGTGCTGGATCTGTTAGAGTTATCGGCACATTGTTGATGTCCGATGGATCTTTCGTTTTGGAAGATGCTCAAGGTCCTAAAGCAAGATTTGAAGTTAGTAACGTTGGTACTGGCACAAACACCCGTATCATGACTCTACCTGCTATTACATCTGGTAATGGCACTATCTTAGTTGGTGATGATACTGAGCAAACTTTAAGAAATAAGACTATCCTCATCGATGAGGATAATTTTGTTTTGGTTGATGGCACAGAAGAGGCAATCTTCCAGATCAACTGGCCAATTACACAAGGTCAACGTAGATCTTACTTCTTACCTGATGCTGGCATTGCAGTTACCTCGCTAGAGCCTACAGCAACCGCATCAACACTTCTTGACACTAAAGCAGAGCAGACCGTCCTATCTAAAACGATGGTCGATGTTAAACTTGCTCGTAATGCTGACGTTGGCACAGAAACTGCTCAATTTAATACTGATTCTCTCACTGCTGATAGAACACTAACTGTCCCCGATCTTTCTGGCACGTTAGCACTTACTGATGCTACTCAAATCTTCCAAAACAAAACTATTGAAACTCTGATCCTTCAGGATCCTATTAGTAACACTAAGAAGATTACATTTAGCGTTGCTAATCAAAACGTATTGACTAACTCGGTATTTGACTTCCCAGAAACAAATACTCTAAATAGTGGTAATGCCAACAATACTCTGGTAACAGAATTGGCAACCCAGGACTTGAGTAATAAAACTCTTTATAGTCCTACAATTAAGAATAGTGGGAATATTTCTGGACAGGTAATTCTATCTACTGATAACATCACTGGTCCTAGAACAATTAGATTCCCAGACGCAGATGCTACTCTGCTCTCTACTGAAAACGTTACTCTTGATGATGTTAACTTTGGTGCTGGTATCGGTGCCGCTTTCTTAACGGGGACAACCCGACTCCAACAATTCTTCTACGCAGGATTCTAATTAACAATGGCAGACCAAGGCATTCTCGCACAATCAAAACCAACTGGTGCTACCAATACGGTCCTTTACGCTGCACCGATTGACGCATCTGCAAGCACCGTACTTACTATTGCAAACGATGGCACTGGTAGTGCTTACGATGTTGCAGTAAAGGATTACGATCAGAAATTAACGCTAGACGCAGCAACCTACAAATTGCATGAGGGTGATCGTATTAGCGCATACCGATTACAAGTTGACCAAACTATTACTCTTGCTGCTGGTTTCACTGGCGGTCAACTACTCACCACTGACGATGGTGAAAAGAATTTTAGATTTGAGACATTCTACAAACCTCAATTCACAACTATTAATGTCATCAACGTTGCGATTAGAGTATTAACTCTAGAATCTGTAACTGGTAATTTTGCTGTTGGTGATGTTATTGAAAAGGGTATTGGTGGAGATACTACAACTGCAACAGTATATTCGGTCAACCAAGGATCTGGATCTACGCTTATCTATGTTGGTCCTTCGACTATTAATGGAGCGGGCACAGAATTTGTTGCTGGCGATTCGATTGCTACTCCTACCGCTTCTGGTACTATTTCTACTGGTGGTGTAGGCACTGCTGCTAATGAGTTTGCTTTCTCAACTGATGGCGGCACAACCTTCAATCTTTATCTTGGCACACCCTTTACTGTCTTTAACGATCGTACTTATCGCTTTGATGTATCTGATGCATCGATGAGTGGTCTAGATTTTGCATTGTCTACCACTGTTAATGGTGAGTGGGGTCCTAACAATACTGCTGGCGATTCTGATGATGGTGTAGAGTATACTCAGGATAAGACTTCTAGTGGCACACCTGGAAGTGGTGGTGCATATGTGCAGTATGCATTTGGCGATAATGACGTGTTAGTTAATACACTGTATATCTACGAAGCAACTACTGGCACTGCAGCAAACGCTGACTTTGGTGGTAGTGATAGATATATCACGGTTAGCAGTGATTATGAATTCAATGATTTCTACATTTATGATTTGAATGGTACTCTTACCAATAACGTAGATTCCTTTGACTTTAACGGCACCACTTATACTATCACTGGACAAGTTGCTGGTCCTTATGGTCTTGTCCGCTCCTACAGTGGCACAACTCTTACAGTAATTAAGACTGGCAATTCTGCCGATTTCCAAGCATCTGATGTCTTCCAAGATGTCCCTCTAAGCGATGATGTCAGCAGAGGATTTGCTACAGTAAGTAGTGTTGATGTTGGAGTGACTGCGGTTGAAGCACAACATTATCTAACCATCGGAAAAACTAATAGTGCTAACAACGTTGATAGAATCACTTCTTTAGTTATTGGTCCTGGTGAGCGTCTAATCGTTGAAAGTGCAACTGCAAATAATGTGTTTAGTTTGATTGGTTTTGAGGATCAATCAGTTGCCCTAACTCAACGTATCTATGGCACTACTGTACTTGCAGGCAGTTAATAACAACTCATAAATAATCCTAAAGAGAACGTAGGTAATGGCCCTAACTAGACTTAAGAACATTATTACGTCCCGTACAGGACGTATCATTTACGTCAACCCAGATGACTTTGATGCCTCTGATGCTATTGACAATAGAGGTAACTCTGCGTTACGACCTTTTAAGTCTATTCAAAGGGCATTTTTAGAGGTTGCTAGATTTTCGTATCGAGTAGGTCTGTCAAACGACGAATTTGACGCCTTCTCGATTATGCTGTATCCAGCAGAATATATTATCGATAACCGTCCTGGTGATGTGCTATACACAAACGTAGCACCTATTGATGAAAACTCTAACCTAGACCTAACTTCTCCCAATAACGTATTATATAAGTATAACTCTATTGAAGGTGGTGTAATTGTACCCAGAGGTTGCTCTCTTGTTGGCACGGATCTTAGAAGAACTAAGATCATTCCGAAGTATGTGCCTTACCCCACTATTCTTCCTTCAAAAGGTATTACAGAGAATAACGAACCATCCCGCACAGCAATCTTCAAGGTAACTGGTGGTACTTATTTCTGGCAATTCTCTTTCTTCGATGGTGCTGAAGAGGGTGTATATTTCAAAGCCGATAGTGTAGAAACACTATCACCTAAGTATTCCCACCACAAACTAACTTGCTTTGAGTTTGCTGATGGTGTCAACACTCTCTCCGATCTGATTACCCAGGGCACTGTACCTAACAGTGATTACTCTGCAGTCCCTAACATCCTGGAAAGGACAGACCTGGAGATCTATTACCAAAAAGTATCGAAAGCATTTGCTACTATTCCTGATACATCTGGCGATCCTGCAACTGACCAGATTCAGGCAAGGGTAGAAGAAAATCGTATCGTTGGTCCTATTTCAGATGAATACGCCGTCTTTCAGATCACAAGAAATGGACAGACAGCTACGGCGACAACTGTTGATGAGTTTGGTGTTGCCAGGGACCACGGATTTTCCGTTGGCGTTAACATTAACATTTCTGGAGTTACTGGATCTACTGGACCGCAATCCGAACTTGATGCAAGCCTTTATAACGGATCTTTCACAGTCACATCCGCATCTGGTAACATCTTTACTTACCAAATGCAAGGAATCCCAACAGGTAACGCCGTTGGATCAAACATCTCTGTAAAAACTGAGATTGATACTGTTGACTCTGCATCTCCTTATGCATTCAACTTGTCCCTGAGAAGTGTCTGGGGCATGAATGGTATGCTTGCAGATGGTGCTAAGGCAACTGGTTTCAAATCGATGGTTGTTGCACAGTTTACTGGTCTGTCTCTACAGAAAGATGACCGTGCATTTGTAAGATATAACGAATCTACTGGTAACTATGATGTAGCAACTGCTGGCGATGGTGCTCACCTAGATGGTTTTGCTGAGTATCGTAAAGGTTGGCAGCATAGACACATTGTTGCTGCTAATGATGCATTCATTCAGGCAGTTTCGGTGTTTGCTGTTGGATACGGTGCTCACTTTACTTGTGAGTCTGGTGCTGACATGTCGATCACCAACTCTAACTCTAACTTCGGTAATACTGCTCTAAGATCTGCTGGATTCAAGGCAAAATCTTTCTCCAAGGATAAGGCAGGTGAGATCACTCACATCATTCCACCTAAGGCACTTGGCGTTATTTCTACAACTGCAACAGGTACAAGTGGTCAGTCTACGATTACCTTAACTGCTGATGGATCCGTCCAAGGTGTTATCGAAGGTATGACAGTTAGCGGTAGCGGTATTGGCACTGGTGCAACAGTTGGTAACGTCAACACTGCAACTAATGTTATCACCCTGACTGCAGCAAATACTGGAGATGTCAATGGAAACGTTATCTTCGGTGAAGAAGTTTCTGTTAACTGGGTCAACATTGACATTCAGCGCACAAAGACAATTAACGCTGCACTTGCTGGATCTGGTGGTTTGGCAGGATCGAGATTGTATCTCTATGGTTATACCTCAGAGTCATCTCCTCCTACAACTAGAGTCCAAGGTTATACAATCGGTGCTCGTCAAGATGGCGTCGGTGTTAATGCCGTAGCAGATAAGATTAACTGTCTCCTAGTTGCAAATGGTGCTCTAGTCGCTTCAGTACAATCAGCAAACATTGCACCTTTCGGACCTTCTGTATCTGGTCTTTCTGCTGGTGTTGCTGGATCTCCCCTACAATTTGATAGTACAACATATACTATCAGCGGCGTTGCTGGTCAAGTCGGTGGTTGGTATCTTTCCGTAGAATCTGGTGCTAGCAACACAATCTACACTACATTATCTACTAACTCTCAGTATAATACAGTCAACTTTACACCAACCACCTTTATCAAGCGTATTCCTGATAGCAGAGACTTGCAAGACAGGACATATCGTGTTCGCTATGTAATTGATAAAGATAAGACTAATCCACTTCCTCGTGATCCCCTCAGTGGTTATGTAATGCAACCACTGAATAGTGATACGACCAATTATTCTCTTAATGGCGTATTCTACATTTACGACATTGAGGTAGTCCAAGAGTTCGAAAGAGGTGTCAATGACGGAATCTACTATCTTACCCTCCTTTATGCATCTGTTACACCTAGCACAAGTAACTTCAATGACAAACGCTTCTCTCAAAACGTCAACGAAGTCTATCCTACGTTTGACAGAGACAACCCTGTTGGTGACCCTGCTGCTGCAGTATCCGTCGCTGACAACCAAACTATCGGTCTAGTTTACTCTACTGACGGTGCAACTCCAACACCCAACAAAGATGATCAAAGATCGATTACTAAAGAAGCAATCGTCAAACTATTAACGGACACTGGTTGGCCCTCTGGTCCTGGATATGTGTCCACAGCATCACCTCCAACTCTGTCGGGTGTACCTCTGGTTGCTCGTGCAGGTGATGAAGAGGTTAGAAAGATCAACGTTCAGCAGGATAACGATGGTCCTGTAACAATCCCTGTTGAGTTACGCAGACACTCTATCTTGAGATCTGGTAACCATACGTTTGAATATCTAGGTTTCGGTCCTGGTAACTATTCGACTGCATTCCCTCAGACTCAGGTAGAAACTCTGTCTGCAGATCAAGTTAAGTTCTCGCAATCTCTGAAAGAAGCAGCAGGTGTTGCATTCTACTCTGGTCTTAACTCTAACGGCGACCTCTTTATCGGTAACCAAGTTATCAACCCTGTTACAGGTCAGATCACCAATGAAGATATCGCTCAGTTGAATGTTGTTGGTGAGGAGAATACAACCATTGAAACATTCTCTGAGTTGGTGCTTACTGATAAACTCACGGTTATCGGTGGTGCATCTAACCAATTAGAATCAATCTTTGCTGGTCCTGTCACCTTCCAAGGTCTGACAACATTTACTAACAATCTTCAAGCAAGAAAGATTTCCTATTACAACCAGGACGGCACAGTAATTAAACAAACATTGCTGGCACCCGAAGATGCAAACGGAGATCCCGATTTTAGCAACATTACAGGATATACTACACCCGCTGACGGTGATCTTGTTTATAACATTAACTGGACACCTGGCAAGTCTCTTGGGTGGATTTATTACAATGGAGATTGGAAAGAATTTGGTCTCACAGATACTGGTGAGATCAATATTGATACTTTTAGTGGCACTCAACATATTGGTGTTGGCACTGCTGCTCAAGCTGGATACCGTATTTCGGTTGATGGCAGTGTCTATATTGACGGTGACGTTGTAGCAACTGGAAGAGGTACTGTTGCTGCTGATAAGTATGTTACCAGGACCTATGATGGTGATGGTGGCACACTCACCTTCGCTCTTACTACATACACGGGCGGCATTCAACACTCACAAAATTCTGTTATTGTTACCTTGAATGGTGTAACTCAAGTTGCAGGCGTTGATTATACAGTTGATGTGAATGGTGCAAACGTAGTATTCACCGATGCTCCTCTTACTAATGATAAAGTACACATTCTTGAGTTACCTATCTAAATACTAAAGGAGGAGACACACTAAAATGGCAGTAACAAGAATCCGTGGTAATCAAATTAACACGGCAACCAGCGCAACTATCACATCCTTAACTTTTGCACAAGCAACATCGGTGCTGAGGATTCCTGCAGGCGCCACAGCAGCAAGACCTACAGGTGTATCACCTGGCACAATTCGTTTCAATACTGATAACGATGCTGCAGAAATCTATAAGAGTGATGATGGCACAGGTAATCCTGGTTGGGCAGCAATCTCTGGTGGTGGTCCTTCTTTAGGTCAAGACAGTATCATTCGCACAAACAACAATATCATTCAGGAAAATATCACTGTCGGTCCTAGTGCTGGTGCAGAATATACAAATGGCATGAGTGCTGGTCCTATTACTATTGATACCAATTTCACTGTTACTATTGAAAATGGTGGTGCTTGGAGTATTAGATAATGGCATCTAAGTTATACGTTGCACAAATTACTGGATTAAGTCCAACTTTTACAGTTACTGTACCAACGGACACGGATCTACTATTCAATGATTCCAGTTTGGTTGGCAATCAGTATATTCCATTGCCATATGGTACTACTACTCAATTTTCCAATGATGTGATAGAAAATAGTCCGAGAAGGACTCCTAATGGTATGATAAGATTTAACACAGGCAGTTCTAAACTTGAAGTATATTACAATGGGAGATGGTGGAGCTAGACTAATCGTCGAAGATGGCGATGTTGAGGACTTGACTTTATATCAAAAAAGAATTAGTATATGCAATACCTGCGAGCATAAGAATCCTGTAGGTATATGCAACAAATGTGGTTGTGTACTTGCTGTCAAAGCAAGATTTAAGGTGTTTAATTGTCCTTTGAGAAAGTGGTAACATGATGAGTCCATTTGCTACTGTTAATGGTGGCGAACCATACATTACAAACGTAACTCATAATCCAAATTTTATTACAGAAGTAGAAACTAGTCTAAATTGTCAGGAGATGATTGATTACTTTCACTTCATTAATGATCAAGGTTTGACTATCAGACGCAACACAGAGAAAGGCGCAAAGGATACTCAAGTGTTTGTGCATGAGTTGCCCCATGAATACTTTCACGACACTCTTTCTCGGAGGGTATTCCAACGTTGGAATTATCTGACTGATCAAGCACTAAGAGAGTATTGTACAAAGTATGATATTCTCATGGGTCGAAGATTTCAGCATTCGATGTGCAAACTGCAGAAAACTTCTCCTGGTGAGGGTTATCATGCATGGCATTATGAATCTACACCATCAGCACCATATCGTAAGTTAGTGACAATGATCTATCTTAACGATAACTTTGAGGGTGGTGAAACTGAGTTTTTATATCAACATTTCCGAGTCAAACCTAAGGCAGGTAAGTTTGTTATCTTCCCCTGTGATTGGGCATGGACACATAGAGGCAATCCTCCACTAAATAATGATAAGTACATTGTTACTGCTTGGGTAGAGGAGTATCCTACACCTGGGCAATAAATAGAAGTAAAAGTATTGCGAGATGAGCGACCTTACTGTTGGAGGATTGGGGGGCACAAATACTACTTTGGGACAGGTAACTGTTCCAACGGGTCATACTCTGCAAGTAAATGGTAATATTTACTGCACGGGTACAGGTGCTCTGCAATTACCTACTGGCACAACTGCACAACGACCCAGTAGTCCTAATCCTGGATTTATGCGGTGGAATACTGAAGACACTGCATTAGAGTGGTGGACTGGTAGCACATGGCAGCAACTTGCTTCTGAAGATGGAAGTAATGGATCGCCATTTACAACCATGGAAAACATTACCTCCAATGATCCTGGCAGTGGTTTCTATTATATTAACTTCGATGGATCTGGTGCTGAGCAAACTTATCTTTACAAAGATACGAATGGTAAGTATTGGTATGCTGTAGCATCTATCACTGACACAACTAACCATGGTCAACAGACTGCGGGTAATGACTTCTGGTTTGGTAACTGGGCAAATACTACAACAACGGGTAGTGCTGCTAACTTCATGAGTGCAGACTTTAAGTCTCGTCATTATGCAACTGCTACAGCAGATGATGTCCTTATCATGCAAGGATGGTCTACATCAGGTACACCATTTACAACTTCTACTGAAGTTGCGTACATCAATGG